AAGGTGAAGAATATTACATTGGTCCTGAAAATCAAGTATTAGCTAAGGTAGAAGAAATATTAACAGAAGAAGGAAAATAAAAAATTATGCAAAACGAAATATTATACGGTAAGGAAGCTAGAACTAAATTAAAAATTGGTATTGATAAATTAGCAGATGCCGTTGTATCAACATTAGGACCAAACGGTAGAAATGTTGTTATTTTTAAGGGTAGTATGGAACCACCACAATCAACAAAGGATGGTGTAACAGTAGCTAAGTCTTTTGTACTAAGTGATCCTAGTGAAGAATTAGGAACATTATTAATAAGACAAGCAGCAGTTAAAACAGCCGATAAAGTGGGTGATGGTACTACCACATCAACTTTGCTAGCACGCGATATGATTACTTTAGGTTTAAGTCACTTAGATAGTGGAAAAAACGCCGTAGAGATTAAAAGACAAATCGATAGAGCAACTAAAGAGGTTGTAAATGCATTAAGAGAAAACATAGCAGAAGATATATCAGCTGAAGGTCAACTAGAACAAATTGCTTCAATATCTGCAAACAACGACACAGAAACTGGGAAATTAATTGCCCAAGCAATTGATAAAGTAGGGTTAGAAGGTGTAGTTCATATAGCTGAATCAAAAACTGGAGATACTTATCTTGAAACAGTAGAAGGAATGCAATTTGATAGAGGTTTTAAATCTCCATATTTTGTTACTGACAACAATACAATGTCGGCTTTCTTAGAAAATCCTGCTATCCTAATTATGGATCATAGATTAAATACTGTTAAGGAATTATTACCAATTTTAGAAGCAGTATCATCACAAGGAAAATCATTATTAATTATCGCTGAAGATATTGATAATGAAGCATTAGCTACCTTGATAGTAAATAAAATGAGAGGGACAGTTAACGTATGTGCTGTAAAAGCCCCAGAATTTGGAGATAAGAGAAAATTAGTTTTAGAAGACATTGCTGTTACAACTGGAGGTCAAGTATTCAGTAAAGATAAAGGAATGAAACTTGATAAATTTAGTTGGGATTGGTTTGGTGAGGCACGAAATGTAACAGTAACCAAAGAGGAAACAACAATAGTAGATGGTAAAGGAAGTATCGAAAATATTGAAGGACGTGTTGAAGAATTACAAACACAAATCAATAAGGCAAAATCACCTTACGAAAAAGAACAACTACAAAATAGACTAGCAAAATTTGTTGGTGGGGTAGCTATTGTTCATGTTGGTGGTAATACTGAAACAGAGATGTTAGAGAAAAAAGATAGAGTTGATGATGCATTACATGCTACAAAGGCAGCTATTGAAGAAGGTATTGTACCAGGGGGAGGAAAGGCATTATTAGTTGCCCGTGAATCAATCACTGGGGATAGTATTGGGGCTCAAATAGTTTATGATGCATGTGGTAAACCATTTGAACAAATCTTAACTAACGCAGGAATTTCTAAAACAGAATCTAGTATTTTAGCTCGTGATATAGTTAAAGGAAACACAGTTTGGGAGTCATATAACCTAAAAACAGATGTAATTGAAGATTTCAAACAAGCTGGTATTATTGATCCAACTAAAGTAACAAGATTAGCATTAGAAAATGCTTCTTCTGTAGCAGGAACAGTATTATTAACAGAATGTACATTAACACAAGAAAAGAAAGCATCAGAACCTGGTAGTTTACCAGGGGGGATGATGTAGTAATTAATAATTAATAAATAAATAAAAGAATGAACAAACAAGAAATTTTTGAAATTATTGAAGAGAACTTCAACATTTTAGCAGAAGAGCATGTAGGAACCACAAAAGCAAGTCAAGGACGTGCTAGAAAGGCGGCACAAGCAATTAAGAGAGTAATTACAGATTACAAGAAAGCATCTGTAGCAGAATCTAAGTAAATTTATTGGGGGAATTTAGGTTCCCCCATTTATTTTTCGTATATTTACATCATGGAAAAAATAATAACAAATGAGTATATTCTTATTGCTCGAAGACAAGCACCAGGAGATCGTTGGAGACTAGTTGCAAACGAACCAGACGGACCTATACATAAAACATTAACTGATTGTTTAGAAGCATATATGGTAAAAACAGGATTTAAAGGAGACTATTTACTAGCCCCTTTAAAAAGTGAACTATACGCAATCTCAACAACAGAATCAGAAGTAAAACCAGAACCAATTAAACAATATTCAATCTATGGTGAGTTCGGACTCTAATACACTATTTAATGAAAAATATCGACCTATAACTCTTGATACTTATGTGGGTAATCCTCACTTAAAAAAATCAATAGCTAAACAATTAGAACAAAACGATATTCAAAATTATCTATTATTTGGCCCAGCAGGAACTGGAAAAACTACTTTAGCAAAATTAATTGTCAAAAATCTAAAGTGTGATTATATGTATATTAACGCTTCTGATGAGCGTGGTATAGAGACAATTAGAGATAAAGTAGCAACTTTCGCATCAGTAGCCTCATTTGAACCAATTAAGGTAGTTATTTTAGATGAAGCCGATTTTCTTACTATTCAAGCACAAGCATCCCTTAGAAATATTATAGAAACGTTTTCACGTACAACTAGGTTTATCCTAACTTGTAATTATGTAGAACGTATTATAGATCCTTTACAATCAAGGTGTCAAGTATTAAAAATAGTACCACCCACTAAAAAAGAAATAGCAATCCATTTAGCTAGTATTTGTGATCAAGAGTCGATAACATACGAACCTACTGCCATTGGTATAATTGTAAAACAATACTACCCAGACTTACGTAAAATGCTTAACACGATTCAAACAAGCAGTAAAGACGGGAAGTTAGAGTTAGACGACTCTTTAACAATTTCTACTAACTATTTGGATGTTATTGGGGTGGAACTTTTAAAACCAAAACCATCATTTAAAGTTATTAGACAAACGATTGCGGATTCAAACATTGACGATTTTGAGGATGCTTTTAAATATTTTTATAATAATGCTGATAAATTTCTACCTGGAAAAGAGGGTACAGCAGCTATTTTAATAAACGACCACCAATATAAGGCTAATTTTAGAATAGATAAAGAAATCAACCTAATGAGTTTAATTCAAAATTTAATTAATAATAAATAATAAAAAAATGGAACAACCACAAGCACAACCTCAAATTGATTTAAAAACAACTACTGGAATTAAAAACGAGGATGGTAGTAGCATCTTTATGTCAGGGGTAATTTTAAGAAGAATTTCAAAATTTATAGCAGGAACAGATAATGATGCTATAATGCCAATCCCAGTATTCTATGACCCAACAACTAATAAAATATTAGGAGAAGGTATTCCTGTAGAATTAAGGGAAGAACTTAAAGATGAACTCTGCTAAATGAATAGCATCTTTGACTGGCTTAAAGAAATAAACTATAACAAACGTCCCGTATCCTCTTTTAACGAAAAGGATTGGGACATTTGGAATAGCTATATGGTACATAGGTTTATATCTATGGATCCTAATTATTTAGAAATAGTAAATGAAGCACAAGCGATTTTACCTCAAAATAAAAAGGAAATATATAATATTTACAAAGAGTATATTCCAACAAATCAAAAATGGAATAAATACGTTAAATCAAAGACAAAAAAGGCAAACCCTGAATTAATAGTATATTTAAGGAACTATTGGGAGTGTTCATCAAAAGAAACAAAAGAATACATAGAAGTATTGGATATCAGTGAAATTATTCGTATATTGACAAGTATGGGGATAGAAAAGAAAGAACTTAAACAATTATTAAAATGACAAAAGAATTATACAATATGTTTATGACATCTGCAGAAGCAGATAAAGCTAAAGCATTGCTATCACTAGATTTATTAGGTAACAAAGGAGTTGGTATTGGTGATCATTCAACAGAGGATTATTATAAGAATGCTGAGGAAGCACTTTCAATGTTAGTTGATGCCGATGACAGAATTACTTGTCTAAATTTGTATTATAAAACACCATCTAAAAAATTAATGATGAATGGGTAGTTCAGTTACAAAACACGAAGATATGAGCGATAGAGAAATTATGAATTCTAAAAGCGGTAAAATGCCTTTTAGTGGTTTCATTCCAGACAAAACAGCAGTAGATAAATTTGAGGAAGAATACCCAGATTTAAGCGTTGAATTTATTAAGATACAACAAGAAATGTATGTTATGTTTGCGGCTAAACATTTAGACTATGGTTTAAATAATATAACATTAGGCGGAGATATCGTTAATAACAGCGATGATAAGAAATTCTCATTAACTGGGTTAGCCATTAGATTAACTGATAAAATATCACGTTTAAGAAATTTATTGGTTAATGGAAAAAATTATGTTCAAGGCGAAGGTATGGAAGATACTTTTATAGACATTGCTAACTACGGCATCATTGGTTTACTAGTTGGTAGAGATAAGTGGAAGAAATAATAAAAAATAGGTTATGGCTAAGAAATTACCAAGTATTGTTAAGGAAATAAGAGGAAATCCTCCAACTCCAATTAACTTCGCATACCAAAAGAATATATCATATTCCCAAATGTCTATCTACAGAGGATGCCAACATCGTTGGAAACTTCAGTATAAAGATAAGATAAGAAAACCTAATGTTTCAATACATTTATCTTTTGGGACAGCTATGCATACCGTAATTCAACACTATTTAGACGTAATGTATGAAACAAGTGGTGCTAATGCTGATAAACTTGATTTAGAAGATGAATTTCAAGAACAATTTTTAGCAGAATACCAAAAGGCATATAAAACCAATAAAAACGAACATTTCTCATCAGCTACTGAAATGAGGGAATTTTATAATGATGGAATTGGTATTTTGGCTTGGTTTAAAAAGAAAAGAAGTGGATATTTCTCAAAACGTGGGCATAGTTTAGTAGGTTGTGAGGTACCAATTGTTATTGCGCCAAATAAGGCGTTAAATAACGTATTATATATGGGGTATTTAGACGTTGTCATGTACCACGAAGCAACAGAAACATTCAAGATAATCGATATTAAAACCAGTACTCGTGGTTGGAGAGATCAAGACAAGAAGAATGAAGACAAACAATTTCAATTACTATTATACAAACAATACTTCTCAGAACAGTATGGTATAGCATTAGATAAGATTGAAATTGAATTTTTTATATTAAAACGAAAAGTACTAGATATTGACGATGAAAAGTTAATGTCACCTTACCAAGCATATAGAGTCCAAACATTTTCTCCACCAAGTGGGAAAATTAAACTAGGTAGAGCTAAAAAGGCTATTAATGATTTTATTAGTGAATGTTTTAATCCTAGTGGAACCATTAAAGATAAAGAATACCCAAAACAAGTAAGTGCCTGGAATTGTAGGTTCTGTCCCTATAAGGAAGATAAAGAACATTGTGGTGAAGGTATAATCTACTAGAATAATTATATACGTATAATGAAATAAAAACAACAATTATGAGTGATAAGAAAAAAGATACACTAACAAGTGTTAAAGTAAAAAGTGATTTATTTGAAAATTTTAAAATAGAATGTGTAAGACGAAAGTTTTCTTTCCAAAAGCTTGCCGACCGCGCTTTATTTTTGTATCTTACAGATGAGGATTTTCGTAAACAAATTACTAATCAAACTAGTTTAGAATTATAAATAGGAATAACATGAATAAAAGTTTTAAACATCTTCCTAAGGATAAGAGGAAGAAAATTATGTTAGTGTGTGATGATATCAGAGTACACTCAGGTGTTGCTACAATCGCTAAAGAAATAATAATAGGTACTTCCCACCACTTTAATTGGGTAAATGTAGCAGGAGCTATTACACACCCAGATAAAGGTAAAAGGTTAGATTTATCAAAAGCTACGGATGAAGCAGCAGGTATAGAAGATTCATCTGTAATTTTATATGCTGTAGAAAACTATGGTACTAGTCAAGAGATTAATAACATATTTAATATTGAGAAGCCGGATGCTATAATGTTATTTACAGACCCTAGATATTTTCAACATATCTTTAATATGGAGGATCAGCTAAGGAAAATAGCTCCAATTACTTATCTTAACATATGGGATGATTACCCTGCACCTAGATATAACCAACCCTATTATGAGGCTTGTGATTTACTAATGGGTATTTCTAAACAAACCGTTAACATTAATAAGTTAGTTTTAGAGGACTGTGATAATAGTAAAAGAGTATTTAAATATATCCCCCACGGTTTAGACCATAAGGCATATTATCCTATTAATGATGGTGATATAGAATTTAGTAAGGTTCAAGAATTTAAATCTCAACTATTTGGGGGAAAAGAAGTAGAATATGTTGTATTCTTTAATTCTAGAAATATTCGTAGAAAATCAATACCAGATACTATGATGGCTTTTAGGTCTTTCCTTGATTCTTTACCTTATGAAAAAGCTTTAAAATGTAGGCTTCTTTTACACACAGAAATTGTATCACCACACGGTACTGATTTAGCAAAAGTAGCTGAGTATTTATTTGATGAAAGGTATGAAGATTGTTATAAATTTTCTACTAGTAAACTATCAAGAGAACATTTAAATTATTTATATAACATAGCAGATGTTCAAATATTATTAACTTCTAATGAGGGTTGGGGTTTAACAATAACAGAAGCAATTCTATCTGGTACTCCGATTATTGCTAACTCAACAGGGGGTATGCAAGACCAAATGAGATTTGAAGATGAGAATGGTGAGTGGTTTACACCCTCACCTGAAATTCCTTCAAACCATAAAGGTACTTATAAGAAACATGGTGAATGGGCATTCCCAGTTTACCCAACTTCACGTTCAATCCAAGGTTCTCCCCCAACACCTTATATCTATGATGATAGATGTTCTTGGGAAGATGCTTGTGAGAGAATAAAAGAAGTATATAATTTAACTAAGGATGAAAGAATTTCTAGAGGGTTAAAAGGTAGAGAGTGGGCTATGAGTGATGAAGCAGGTTTTACACAAGATCATCAATCACTAAGAGTAATAGAAGCATTTGAAGAATTATTCGAAAGATGGGTACCAAGGGAAAAGTTTGAGATAATAAATGCTACAACTCAAAAAGGAAAATATTTAAACCATAAAATTACATATTAATGAGCAAACCAGTTTTTTTAATAAGTTGCCCTTTCGATACCTACTCTGGATATGGAGCACGTAGTCGAGATATAGTTAAGTCTATAATTGAAACAGAAAAATATGACGTCCAACTATTAAGCCAAAGATGGGGAGATACACCATTTGGTTTTTGTGCTAATGAAAAGGAATGGGAGTTTCTATTAACTCATGTTGTAGCTAAGATAGAAAAAAAACCAGACATTTGGATGCAGATAACAATTCCTAATGAATTCCAATCTGTAGGAACCTATAACATTGGTTGTACAGCAGGAATTGAAAGTACTCTATGTGCTTCAGATTGGATAGAAGGTTTAAATAGAATGGATATGAACTGGGTTTCATCTAACCACAGTAAAGAAGTATTTAATAACTCTAAATTTGAAAAAAGAGATAAAAACACAAACCAACCTATAGGTATAATTAAGTTAGAAAAACCAGTACACGTTGTATTTGAAGGAGTAAATTTAGATATTTATAAACATTTACCTAGTAAAGAAGTTAAGTTAGATTTATCCTCAATTGAAGAATCATTTGCTTACTTATTTGTGGGACATTGGATGGAAGGAGACTTAGGACATGATAGAAAAAATGTAGGTTTACTAGTTAAATATTTCTTTGACACCTTTAAAAACAAGAAAATTAAACCTGCCTTAATTTTAAAAACAGGAACAGGAAGAAATAGCTACATAAGTAGGGAAACTATTTTAGAAAGAATTGCTAAATTAAAAAAAGCACATACTTTGAAAACGGATTCTTTACCTAACATTTATGTATTAAATGGGTCATTAAGTGACTCTGATATGAATGAATTATATAACCACCCTAAGGTAAAGGCTATGGTTAGTCTTACTAAAGGAGAAGGATATGGTAGACCTTTAGCTGAATTTTGTACATCTAAAAAACCAATAATATCATCTGGTTGGTCAGGTCATACTGATTTCATTAGTAAGGAATTTACTAAAGTAATCCCGGGTGGTTTAGAAAAAGTACATGCAAGTGCAGCTAATAAATGGTTAACACCTGAATCTCAATGGTTTCAATGTAATACTAAGGAAACGATTAAAGCCCTATATGATGTATACACTAATTACAAAAAATATACAGATGGGGGTAAAAGACAAGCTTATAAAATAAAAAATGAATTTAGTTATAAAGAGATGGCAAAGTTAGTAGATAAAATATTGGATGTTAATATTCCATTATTTCCAACGGAAGCTAAATTAGTTCTACCAAATTTAACAACACCTAAATTATAAAATATGCAATACGATGAAATTATAAACTGCCCATTAACTGGAGGGGATCTATGTTACAAAATAGAAATAAATGAAGAAATAACTCAATATTTAAGTTTATCTTGTGGTTTTTGGACTAATACATTAATGACCCCGGGTACTGATTTTTATAATGAACAGTTTGAAATATTACCTGAAATTTATAAAGACTTAGCACAAACAGACACAAATACAGGTTTAGTTTGGTTGCCAAATACTGTAAATATTGCTGAACTTGGTATGGTGTTCGCTGAAGGGAAAAGTGCAGATGAGTGGGCTTGGTCCGCAGTATTAGCTGTAAAACTAAACGAAGAAGAAAAAAAGGAACATAAAATGGACTTCAAAACCGATATGGCTTCAATAAAACGTTTCGGACCACTTGACTATATAGAAGCTCTTGATTATATTGGGGCATTACCACAAAACCCAGAAGCGTAAACATGAAAATAAGTTATGCAATAACAGTATGTAATGAGTTTCTTGAAATACAGAAACTTGTTCCATTCCTGTTAAAATATAAAAGACCTCAAGATGAAATAGTTATCCTATTTGACCAGAATAATGGAGATACTGAATTATTGAGTTACCTTTTAAAGTTTAATAAACTACCTAATGTACAAACATGGAGGGGGTTAGATTTTAAAGGTCACTTTGCTGATTGGAAAAATAAATTAACAGAATATTGTGAGGGAGACTATATCTTTCAAATTGATGCTGACGAATTACCAAATGAATCTTTAATTCAAAATATCCCAATTATACTTGAAACAAATCCAGATAATGAGGTTTATTTAGTACCTAGAGTTAATACTGTAGAGGGATTAACAGATGAACATATTAGTAAGTGGAGATGGAATGTAAACGATAAAGGATGGGTAAATTGGCCTGATTATCAAGGACGTATTTGGAAAAATAAACCAGAAATCAAATGGAAGAATAAGGTTCATGAAGTATTAGATGGTTATAAAGAATATGCTTTTTTACCTTCTCAAGAAGAATTAGCTTTATATCACCCTAAAGATATTAAACGTCAAGAAAAGCAAAATAAATATTATGACACATTATAAAACAAAAATATGAATATAAAAATGATACCTTGTCGAACTTGTGGTGAAGATATGCCTGAATTAAGGTTAACTAAATACAACTATACTTTCTGCGTCAAATGCTCAGAATCAGGTATGGGGGATGAAGCCAAAAAAGGAATTAGTGTTTTAATGGGAGAAGGTGATCACACTTGGGTTGAAACTATAATTATGAATGACAACGAATATAAATCTTATATATCCAGTAAAGATGTAGAATCTAGTTTAAACAAAACTAATAATGAATCAACACCTGATATAGAGAATGATAAAAATTTACAAGGACCTTTTAAAATACTAGATTCAAAAGAAAAATAATGAGACCAAAACCTTTATCTAAAGAACAAATTGAAGGGGCTCAAGCTAGAACCTTATCTAATATGGCGGCAGCAAGATACTTACACGTATCTTACCAACACTATAAAAGGTATGCTAAGTTATATAAATTGTTTGAATCTCATAAAAACCAAGCAGGTGTAGGTGTCCCAAAATTTTTAAAGGGTCCTAAAAAGATGCCCCATATGCTTGAAATAATAGAAGGTAGAATAGCAGCTTCATCTTTTAACCCAAATAAACTTAAGTACGCCTTAATAGAACAAGGCTATATACAAGAAGAATGTGCTGTATGTAAATTTAAGGAACGTAGAGTATTAGATTATAAAATTCCATTACTATTACATTTTAAAGATAAAAACACCAACAACTACAATTTAGATAATGTCCAGCTATTATGTTACAATCATTATTACCTCCAAGTTGGGGATATATTTAACGCTAAAGAGGTAAAACAAATTGAAACTGGAGCTGAACATTTTGGTACAACTGATAAGATTGAATGGGAAGTAGATGACTACCATTTGCAACGTCTAAAAGAATTAGGGTTAGATGACGATGACGGAGATGATTTAAATCAATACGTAAGTAGAATATAAATGGAAGATTGGGGTTGGGCAGATTTAAAAATCGTACTCCCATTCATTTCGTTTAACGCAAGATGGGTACCGGAAGAAGTACAGACTGGGTTTATAGAAGATGATATAAAAATAACAAATGAAAAATAAAAAACATAAAGAATTGATGGATGACTACGACATCCAAAAATCAAAGCATTTAGAAAGATTAGCAACTAAAACCTTAAAGGCTGATGAGAAATACCAAAAATTAAAAGGTAAACCCTTAAAAGGTAATTTTTTAGATAATTTCTAAAATAATGCATTAAAAACTAGGATACCCCATATGTACTTCGTATATTCACGTATAAATAAATATAAAATATGAAATTTAAACATACTTTAGAATTCAATACTACTGAGGAATTAAACGAGGCCTTTGCTGGAGGTAATAAATTTATATCTGAAGTAATAGTAGATACTGCACTTAAAAACATCAAAACCAAACGTAAAATAATTCCAGTAATTCAATTTACTACTAAGGATGATGATATGATTTATGATGTTATGATTGAACGTCCTGATATGATTGAAACATTAGAACAAAATCTTGAAGTGATGGAGGAATTAGAAGATTATGAGAGATGTCAAAAAATAATAGATGCCCTACATTACTTAAAAAGTAAAGATGAGTTGTAGTAAGCAATTAACATTAAACTTCCCTACAGAAGATATTACACCAGAATCAATTTCAGATGATAATATGAGTTGTTCAAGTCACGATATAGAGGAGGAATATGTATTCCAATTTAGAGGTAAACGATATGAATGTATCTCAGAAACTAGGGATTTTGATATAATGCAATTTAACACTTTAATTGAATGGAAAGATTACAACACAATAAAAAACAGAATAGTAAACCAATTAATGTGGGGTCCGAATATACGGGAAGTTTAGTAGACGAAGCATGG